CACCATTTTCATTTACATCTTTATTCCATTTTGAAAATAATGAAATAATGTGTGCTCTTATATTATGAGATTCATTATAAAATTCGGTGACGAAGATGCTGTTAATGATCTTTTACAGGAAATTTATAATGAATCTCATAATATAAGAGCACACATTATTTCATTATTTTCAAAATGGAATAAAGATGTAAATGAAAATGGTGAAATTGCTGCTGTTGGTGATAAAATATTGAAACTAATTGCTGCATTAAGTAAAAATCAAGATCAAAAAATAATGATTTTGAAATATTTAAAAGAGGTTCAATTTGAAAATGAAAACAGTAATACATCAACAGAAAGTAAATCTTCTCTTGCAAAAGAACGTAAAGATGAACTTGATAGTTTAATTGAAAAAGCAAGAAAATCTAAAGCTAATAAAAATTAAAAATGAGTCTTATAGATGATAAAAGAGATATTTTTAATAGTATTGCTGCATATAAATCTATGGAGACTGATTTAGAATTGCCCAATCCAACAGATAGCATCAGTTCTATTAATAATACATCTAAAGACCCTACAGAATTTTTATTAGATTTATTATCTACATTAAAAGGTAGTACAGGATTGGTTCAAACAATGGGTGAACTAATGACCACATTTATTCGTGGTGTTGAAGATGATTTAAAAAATGAATTAAAAAAACAAGCACAAACATTTAATTCTGATGATATAGTTCCTTCTGGTTTTTCATCAACTGGTTATAATATTCCTCTTTCTGGTCTTGATATATTTGAAAAATTAAAAAATGACCCCGATTCTGATATTGGTAAGTTATTATATTCTGATCTTTCAAATAATTTTGATCGAAGCATTTATGATACAATTGTTGCTGATGGTGGAATTGTTAATTATAAGGGTATAATGAATTTCACATATAATGATGCCACCGATTCTATAAATGTAAAACCAGTAAATAGTTCGGTAAAAATAGGGAATTTTTTAGAAAATTTTATTGATAGTATTGATATTATAAATGAAATCGAATTTACTGCCAATATCATTAACATATTATATGGAACAATATCTTCAAATGAAAATAAAACATTACAAAATATTGTTTTTGAAGAAAAACTTGAAAAAACCATACAAAAATTAATTAATGAAGATGAAGATATATCAATATCGCCTCAAGAATTAAGAAATATAGAAAGTATTGCAAGAGAAAAAAAAGAATCAATAAGTTTAATTGATGTGGGGTGTAGTAGTAGAGTATCAAATGTTACTGTTGATCAAATACAAAAATTAGTTAATTCAAACACAGGAAATACAAACTATTATGGTGTTGGGATAAATTATATACAACTTTTAGACAATTCATTTAATAATGATTCGGTTGCCAATAAAAATCGTTCAACAATCAGAGATAGTTATATTAAAAGATTAATTAATGCAATTTTAGAAAATCTTGTAAGAAGTACTACATTTACCCCACAAATAAGATTGTTATTTATAATTGTTGATGCATTTAAAGGTGGTGGTATTGAAATAAGAAACCCATTTGATGATATTGAAAAAAATAGAAATTTATACGATTGTATAATTAAAAATGCAAAACAATTAATTGGTGAATTTTTATTTAATTTAGCAAAGAAAGAATTACTTAAATTAGTAGTAATTATAAGTAAACAAATTCTAAAAGAAAGATATAGTGGGTATATTAGAATAATTAGAAGTTTTTTTAGGGTACTTACTGGTGCTCTTGATGTAATAACATAAATTTTTTAAATTTTAAAAAAAATGATAGTAGATCAAAAATCAAATATGCAAATTGTCGGTGTTTATTTACTTGATGTAAATCCATTAGGTATGCAACTTGCAAAAACAAAAAAACCAAATTGGTTTCAAATCATATGTACACGATTATTCCTTGGTTGGAAATGGGTATCAATACAACAATTAAGAGAATTACAAAAAAAAGAACTTGAAAAACAAAGTGTTCATATCGAAGATAAATCTAAAAATAATAAAAAATAATAATGGATATAGATTATTCAAATATTGAATCTATCTTAGAAGGATTTCAAAAAATTCTTAGTTTACAAACGGTTGGATCACCAACACCAATACCAACACCGTTGATATTAATTGGTGTACCACAAAAACCGGGACTATCACCGTCAAAAATTGCAAGTAAAATAATTGCAAGAAAAAGTGAGGCGGGAATTCCAGTAGGTGCATTACCTTCAGGTGGTGTTGCACCTGATGAATTAATGGAAAGAATTAGAATTGAAGAAATTATAAAAGCCTTACAAGAAGATGCACAAATTTCTGTTGCAATACCACCGGGAATAACCCTAACAGCAGCAGGTCAATCCCCTACAGGGCCAGTAACAGTTTTTGGTGCAACAATTACACTTACAAAAGGATTTGGACAAATACAGTAATGGAAAATATGACATCACAAAATATGACACCAACACAAGCATTATCCGAATTAAATAAAATTAAGGAAAAACACGAATATATAAAATCTGAAATGATTAAATTAATTGAATTGGATAATAAAATAAAAAACCAAATTAATGAATATTTAAATGAATTTGAAAAACTTGAAGAAAATTATGTTAAATTAATGGATGTTTTAAGCAATAAATAAAATATGGAATACGATAAAAAATATATTCAAAGGATAGGAAGTTTTGATGGCAAATTAAATAAAAATACACCTGTTAGAAATATGTATTATGGAAAAGTTGTTTCAAATACAGATGAAACTGATGGTGGTATCATTAAAGTAAGAATTCCTGATTTTGATAATTATATTCCAGATAATGATCTCCCTGATGCATATCCAATTCTTCCAAAATATTTTTATGTGTTACCACAAGTCGGTGAAATGGTTAGAATTTTTATTGAAGATACCAATCATCCAATGTCAGGGAGACAATGGATTGGTAGTATAATATCACAACCACAAAAATACGAATACGATGGTATATATACTGCATTATCAACAACTAATGTTGGTGTTAGTCAACCAGATAGTGCCCCTTCAACATTTCCTGATGCTAAAGGCGTTTTTCCTGAAAAAACAGATATTGGTTTAATTGGTAGAGATAATACCGATATTTTATTGAAAAAAAAACAAGTTGAAATACGTGTAGGAAAACATGAAGTTGATAATATTTTAAGTTTAAATAAAACCAATCCATCATCAATAAAGTTAACCATAAATGAAGATGGTAGTTTAAGTAGTAATATTATAATGGCAGATAAAATTGCAATCATATCACACGATGGAATACCTAAATTTAAGGCTGCTGATGTTGATGAAACAGAAAGAACAAGAATATTTGAACAAGCACATCCGATGGCACGTGGTGATGTTTTGGTTGCAGCACTTGAAGTCATTAGACAAGCAATTATACAGCACATTCACCCATATCCAAAAATGTCGGCAGACTTATCAAAAATCATAATTGATTTACAAAATATTAATTTTGAAAATATTCTTCAAAGAAATATTGTCATTAATTAATAATTTTTCATATATTTGCATTTATGACAGATATTCCAATAGAAATTTTTACTAAATTTAATTCTGTAAAGTTTAATGATGAAATTCATCAATATGATATAAATGGTAAAAAATTAATATCAGTCACCAGTTTAATTGGTAAATATAAAAATAAGTTTGATGAAGATTATTGGTCTGAATATAAAGCAAACGAATTTAATTTACCACAACACAAAATATTGTCTGCTTGGAGTTTTATAAATAAAAAAGCAACATTAAAGGGTTCAATTGTTCATAATTATGCCGAAAATCTCTTTAATAATAAATTTTTTCCATACCCCAAGGATTTAGTTATTGAAACATTTGGATATGATCCCATTTTTGAAGATTTTTTAAAATCTAAGGTTCTTGTTGATAAATTTTACAAAGATTCCTTTAATAAATTAATACCAATCAAAACTGAATATGTAGTTGTTGATTCAGATATTGGTATTGGTGGTATGGTTGATTTGTTGGTTTATAATGTCAAATGTGCTGAATTTCAAATTTGGGATTATAAAACAAATAAAGAGTTAAGTACAAGTAGTCGTGATAAATTAAAGGGAAGTCTTTGTGATTTATATGAAAGTGATATTGAGGTATACTCACTTCAATTATCAGCTTACAAATATATAATTGAAAAATATATCAATATTAAATTAGGCCCATCATATCTTGTTTGGGTGAATGAAAAGAATGATAATTATAAAATTATCCCCACCATTGATAGAACTGATCAAATAAAAAAAATTTTTAGGGAATATTCTTTAGGTTTGGTTGCGTAACCTTAAAATATTTTTTTCGTATATTGTGATGAACAAAAGATAAAAATTATGAAACTCAAATCACATGATTCTTATGAACATCACTATAAAAATTGGTATGGTAGTGAAGCAAAATGTTTGGTTGATGTTTTCTTTTTAGAAAATCCAACACGACCTGAAGGTATAAAAACCATCGTTTTATTTAGTGAACTGCAAGATAATATGGGTACAAGTATCACCAATATGTCAGAAACAATTGCAGAAGAAATTCTAAAAAAATATAATCTAAAATTACAGGAAACAATGTTCATTGAAACATATCCATATAATTATGATCGTTTGGGTGAATTTTATGATAGAGTTGAATATGACATGAATGAGATTAATAAGTTATGCAATATTCGATGGTCACCATTAAAAGATTCAGGTAAAAAATTCTATGATTTTGTCAAAAACAATAAAGCAGAATATCCCTTGGATAGAGCATACTAAAAATGAATGAAGAAAATAAAAATTATTTAGTTAAAAAAACAGATAAATATTTTTGTATCATTTCAAAACCAAAAAGAAAACTTTCTGAAGAAGAAATATCATTAAGGAATAAGAATCAATATTCTTATGAAAAAAACAGGGGTTGCCAATGTTAATTAACAACCCCGTTACTGTTTTACCACTTGGGTAATCAGATATTTTAGTAATTAAGAATACATCTCCAAGGTTGGATATTAACCGTAATCATCTGTAATTCATCAGATGTTTGATCGTTATCACCAAAATCAATTGATGTAATCATACATTGTTCTAAAAACCATTTTTCCACTTCAACTCCCGTTGGATCAAGTGCTTTAAGAAGAATATTTTTCTTATAACCAGCAGCATATCCTTGTCTACCAGTTAAAGATTCTGCATGTAATCTAACCCATTCCATTAATTGATTTGATGTTGAAGGTCCAATAGGATCAATAAATGTTATATCCATTGCTTCCCATGCAAATATACCTGCAACATAATTCTTTTGGTTTATATATGGAACTTCAATAACGTTTTGGTTAAATGCTGGTCTTTTAAAGGTTCTAATCTTCCAAACTTCAACACCTACATCATCAGGAAATTCAGCGAAAAATCTATTTTGTCTTTTTGGTTCGTACTCAAATGGTACACCCATTAACATATCAGCCATTTTTATCAGTTTTAATTTTTAATCATTATTATTTATTTAGTTTAGGTTTCTAAACCTATTATATTTATTTACTTTTTTTAATTCCAGTTCTCCTATATAGTCTTTTATCAGCAGGACTGGAATTAAAAAAAGTAAATAAATATAATAGGTTTAGAAACCTAAACTAAATAAATAATAATGATTAAAAATTAAAACTGATAAAAATGGCTGATAT